GTCTTCAAAAGGAGCTTGGATATAACTTCCACCATCATAAGGTAACACTGAAATACCATTAAAAGTTTCTCTGTTAGCCCACATCCATTCACCTACAGCTGGCCATTCATTTACCTTGTAGATTAAGTTTCCATCAGAATCACGTCTGTCTTCCATGATTGGTTGGCTATTGCTATCAAGTAGTTGTATGCCGTTGTCGTCCAATTTAGAGACCTTCTCAGTCTCTTTCTTGATACTTACGGTTACAGACACATTATGCGTGTTTTGACCGTCTCTGTGACCAGATTTAACCCATTTGGTGTTAAATAACCTTACACGCTCCAATAAATCCATTGGAGATTCAAATCTAAAGATAGAACCTTCTGGTGCCTTAACAGGAACCGAAATAACAGCTTGTTCTTTAGGTTTAAAGTACTCATCTTCAACCAATTCTGGGTGATAAATCGATAAATAGGTGTAAATAGCCTCATTTTTACCGACACGAATCCTTCTTACGTAGTAATCATTATGCCATGCGTGGATACCAGAAGCTGTTCCTAACACCAATGAAGATGTTCCAGAAGGTTTCACAGTAGTTGTTCTAGCTGACTTGTTTATACCAATTAATTTAGCAACTCTAGTGTTTTCTTTCATAACAGCTTTAGCGGCTGCTTCAAGGTCATACTTAAGAACTGTACCAGAACCAATGCCTGTCATACCGACACCAATAAGAGCATCTTTTTCAGTTGTACGTTTCCAAATATCACGTAAATAGTGGAAGTTGGTATAACCAGCTTGAAGTGTTCCGATTAATGCAGCTGCTTTAACTCTTTCTTCTAAATCTTCTTGTGAAGTAATGTTTGAAGCATTGATTTCACAAAGATTACAAAACTGATAAGGACGTAAAGCAATTTCACAACATGGGTTTGTACCCCAATCTTTATCATTTGAGAAATAAACACCTGGTTCACCAGAACCAGAGCCTTCAATCTTTTTCCAAAGGTCAAAGAATTTATCTTCGGTAATTTTATGTCTAAGAATTACAGCTGAGTTATTAGCTCTACCTCTTTGTGGGTTAAGTTCCCACCATGCACCAATCTTAGATGTTAACATTTCTTCATCATCCAAAGAGAATAATGAAATAAGTGCTGCTCTACGAATACCACCCGTTAATACTGCATCAGCAATAAAACAAACGATATCATGAACTTCTAATGGTGTTAATTTTGAACCATCTTCTTTGGCATCTAGAATTTTTTTGATGTTGTGCACACAATCTTTAAGTGGTTGAGGACCAGGAGCCTTACCACCACTCGTTACCAACAGAGCACCTTTGTGACGGATGTCTGAGTAATCGAAGTCTGGTGTTGATAGACCCTCAAAGTATGCTCTCATAAGAGTCTTGATAGTATCTGCCCATCCTTCTATTGAATCACCAATAAGGAATCTTCTACTTCTAGTAGCATTTGGCTTACGGATTTCTGGTAGTTGGTCTACGTGATGTTTTTGTACTGAGTAACCTACACCTGTACCGCCTAATAAAAGAAACATTGTTTCACTGAAGGCTCTCCAATCATCTATTGGTAAGTAAGCACAGTTATATATTCTATTAGGACTGATTTCAATTGGTTTCCCACCGAATTGTAAAGAACGCATTGAAGGTAGTACTTTTTTGTCATATACTAATTTGTAAGCATCCTCGATTTCATTTGCTATCTGAGGATACTTCTTTTGGTGCATCTCTTTATTTCTTGTTACTAACTCATACCATGTTTCTCTTCGTTGTAGTGCTGGTATAAATTTTGCGTATTTCATGTGGACAGTAATGTCCGATAATATGCTTGTCGATAAATCCATTTTTTAAATTCATTGTCTAATTGTTTGTTATGTTTGTTTCCTCACCTGGTTTGGTGGGTCCACCTAGAGCCTTTGTACGGGCATTGGCAGCTTCTAATACAGCATTAACTCTCAATTGTTCGTTAACCTTGGTATCTTTCTTGTGTTCCATTTGGGTTCTTGCTCCAGTGTTTGCTCCCATATCAATTTGAATTCTTGAATTATCAAATGTTATGTTCTCGTAAACAAGTCCAGATTTACCAAAACGAGATTTCAATATAGCCATAGTAGCTGTATGATTTTCTTTTTGGTCAAGTGTTTTAGCTATAGATACAACGAAGTGACCGATTTGTGCTTTCTTAATTGAACCACCCATTTGGTCAGCTTCAACTACTTCTGCTTTAATCGAACTTCTATTACCTTGAACCGCTGTCCAACCAGCAATGTCTAATTCAGATAGCAACGTTTCGAATTGTCTCATTACGCTACCTTCACCAGCATTTACATCATCAAATTTTCTTGATGGTTCAACGCAATCAATATAATCTAGCAAAACAATATCTGGTCTAAACCCTTGGGCTATCAACTTTCTAATATATTGTCTTATTACAGGTATAGTGGTACCATCGCTAGAGAATTTCACTAGCTTAAGTTGTCCCTTACCATCTTTGGTACTTGCGGTCATGTTGTTACACATCTCAAGAATTTCTTCTTTATGTAACGACAAACTATTTAAGTCGTACTTTGACCAACAAGATAAATGTTTTCTTTGAATAACCTTAGGATTATCTTCAAAGAATATCTGTAAAACATTGTGACCGTCCATCATTGCTGTGTTAGCAAGCTTGGTCATCATTGTGGTTTTACCAACACCGAATGGTGCTAGTATGATTGCTAATTCGCCTTTAGATAAACCACCATCCATTACTTCATCAAGTCCACTGATGCCAGTACGAATTGGTTTTCTAAAATCGTCTTCTAATACCGATGCGATATCATGTAATACATCCATACCGATATCTTTGTTGTCACCATGCTCTAACGCTTTGCGAAGTATCGCTTCACATTGTTCATGGTCTTCTAAATCACCTCTATCAATTATTTTTGTAATCTCTTTTACCGCTTTTCTTAACTCTTGTTGTTTACAAAACTTCATTGCGATGTCTTGTACTTTAAGTGTGTCGTTAAGATTAGCTTCTTTAACCTTTTGAAGTTGTGCGAGAACGTACTTACGTTGTACGTCCTCTTTCACATCTTCTAATAATCTAAATTCAAGACTCCCAACATCTGGTATAATATCATGCTCTTTTTTAGCATCTTTTACAGTTGCTGCAATGATTCTTAAATATGGGTCTTCAAAATAATTTGGGTCAACGATATCAATAATTGCATTGGCAAACTTTCGGTCTGTAAGAATTTGTGCCATTAAACGCACTTGGTAATCAAAACCCAAGTACCCTAAGCTATTTTTATCTATTTTTGCCATTTCTTTTCAGTCCGTTTTTAAAACTCTTCGTTATAATAAATATCGTAAGCTGTCGGTGAAACCTCAACTATGTTATATTTTTTTTGTGCCAAAAAGTGACGAATTTCGGCCATTATCGAAGGGATTATTTCTTTGATGTTAACATCATATCTTACCTTTGGTGGGAAGATGTTACCAGAGAATTCGCTCTTAGCAACTGTACGTTTATCAACACGAATTTCGAATTGGAAATTATCTATTTTCTCATAGATATTCTTAGCACCTTCCTCTTGTTGGATGTAGTAAGGGTTGTAGTTGTTCCACAAATAGTCAATCGACTTTTGCTTTAAAAATCTTGGGATGATTCCCATTGTGCCAAATGAATCGATGTTCACTCCAGCGATGTTGTCCATCAACTCTTTTAATTCAAGTGATTTGATTGAGTCTTCGTTGTAATCACGAATATCAAAGAAACGTTGAACAATGAATTTTGTTTGGTTGATGTACAGAATAAATTCGAACCTTTGGTCTGGTCTTTTGGTATCGAATGAAGCAGTGTTAGTGTTTGTTGTTTGCATTGTGTTTTGTTTAAGTGTTAATAAAAAGTTTTTCTCTATCAATAAGTTTCTTGTAAGGTGTGAGATAATCTGGATACCTTACTTCGCCTATTGCATCATCTAACCCATCTCGTTTCATCATTATAAGAACATTTTTTAAATCTCTACCCGATGAGTCAAGGGTACCATCTATCAATTGTTCTAACTCTCTTATTCCGTCTTCGGTTAGCATCGGATTTTTTAAGTTCACCAATCTCTCGTTTATCTCATAGAGCCTAGTTCCTTGTACACCATCTGTTACCACGTTTACGATATTATCTAATACCTTAAGAGGTTTTAATTTTTTTTCTTTCCTTTCTTCTTGTTGCTTTTCAGCATGAGTAAGAATCTCATTTAGTGTTACTTTTCTTTCTTTTAACTCTGGAAACAATGATAACAATTTTGTTTCCCCTAAACCCTTTATACCTTTGATGCTATCACTAGTATCTCCGACCATTGTTTTTAACAATACAGAGTTCTCTTGGTT